TTACATCCACATAACCTGTTGCTGTCCTGCCACACTGGCACCGACCGGATGCGGCGGCACTGCATCTACCTGCCCCGGCGTCATGATCGCGCTATCATAGGTTTCCATCGTTTTAAACGTGTGACCGCAGTTAATATTTTGGCACTGATGATAACGCTCTTTCGTGTGTTGGCTCAGGTAACGACTAGTGCGGGCATGTGCCGCTGTTCTGCATAACGGGCAATGAAACATGATTAATTCCTCGTCACTAACACTGTTGCCGCCGATAATACCTCTCAGGACTAGAAACAGAATAAACTTTAAGTGAATTTACAATTCACTTTATGTGACTTCATAATTCACATCCGACAGCAAAACCTCAAACTCCAGCGCCGTCGTAAAACCGCCGTTACTCAAATTGTGCGTAACTTTGCTCACTATCCAGTCTTGCGCATCGATCGCCGCTTTAAACCCGCTGACGCGTACCGGCGTCTCTGGGGTGATGTTAGCCCGCCCCATGGCGAGCGACAGAGAGAACTCAGCCACACCGCGCTGAAGCTTTTCCCACTTGGCCTGTGCGGCGCGCATCGCGGCGGCCTTGGTGGCGTAAATTTTGGTGATCGCAAACACGTTATCGTCAGCCCCCACCAGATAGTCGCCTTTCGCCGCCTCCGCCGGTTTCCCCGGTTTTTTACTGCTGCCCGGCTTCGCCTTCGGGTGTTGCAGCGCACGCAAATGCTGCTCTTTTGGCTTGCGCTGCAGCTTCACTTTCTTCGGCTTCGGCTGTTTTGTGTTAAGCCAGCTCGCCGTCACGCCGGTGTAGGCATCCCGATCGGCAATGCTGAAACTGTGCTGATCGCCATCCTGCCGGGTGATGGTATACACCGGCAATGGCTTCCCGCCTACCGTGGCGCCGTTCCCCGGTCGCAACAACAGCAGAACGCCATTTTTCACCGCCGCCACCGCGCCGTTGAGCGTTGCCAGCCGGGTAATAAATGCCGCGTCCGTCTCCTGCGTCTGGTCAATATGGCTGATTTTGATGGTGCCCAGACCGGCGGCCAGCGAGGCTTTCAGCTTATTGCGCGCAGCCACCTTCAGCACAATGTCGCCCAGGGTGGTGTCGTGGTAGGACTCATCGCGCCGGGTGTTCAGCGAGCCGCGAAAATCCGCACTACGCGCGCGAATAGTCAGCGTGTCCGGCGCGCCCCGGTGTTCGACTTCATCGACCGTAAACTGGCCCTTTGGCGTCAATGGCGAGCCTTGCCAGCCGAGCGCCAGCGACAGTACCGCATTGCGCTGAGGCATCGCCATAAGTCCGTCGCTGTCGTCCAGCTCGATGTCGAGCTGGTCGGCCTCAAAGCCCCGGTTATCCGTCAGCGACAGCGAAATCAGCCGCTTGCGGATGTTCTGCGTGATGTTGTTATCCTGCAGCAACAGCGAAAAATCCGGGGCAACTCGCGCCCCCGCTGGCAGGCTTACGCCGGTGATCATGATAACAACCCTCCCATAGCACCGGCGGCCTTCCCGGCCATCTCTCCGGCTTTATCGTACAGCTCCCCGGCCTGCTGGCGCAGATCGCCAAACATCGCAGACAGGGATTCATCGACCCGCTTCAGGTTGAGCGTGAACTCTGTGCGGCGCGGGCTGCCGTCGGCGAAAAACTCGGAATGCGTTTCAGAAATCGACTCGATCACAAACATGCCGTAAATCGTGCCGGTGCCTTCAATCAGCGGCCACGCCCGGCCCTGCTCGGCCATCAGTTGCAGCGTCAGCAGTGACCAGCGGCCGCCGGTGATCTCCGGCAGCAGCACCCCGGACAGCGTGATTTTTTCCTCATCCATCCCCAGAAATTGCGCCGCCGGGCGCAGGCCAACGCGGGCGTTGCTCGGCCAGCGATATTCCGCGTTGCGGCTCATGGACTGATACGGCAGCGTCTGCAGCATAAAAACAAACAGGCCCAGCGTTAACATCATGGTTTTACCCTTCGTAGTTCATGCGGCTGCGCGCGGCAGCCGCGTGTTTGCGTCGTTCGGCCTCAAGCTGGCGCGAGACTTCGCGCGCAATAGATGCCGCGTCTTGACCGGGGGCGCCGTACACCTGAATCGTGATCGGGGCTGGCGCCGTAGCGGATGCGGCAGCCGGGGCCGACGCCATCACCGGCGTTGACAGCGATAACATCGCCGCCGACAGCGCCGCCGTTTTCCGGCGCCCGGTGACGTTGGCCGGGCCGTTGACAATCTCCGGGCCACGCTCGCCGACGATGCCGAACTGGCCGCGCGGGATGATGCCGCCCTTGTCGAATGCCCCCGCATAGCCCGGCCCCGGCATCAGCTCAGGCGCCGGGCGATTGTATGAAATCGACGGGTTAACCTCCGCCTCATCGTCGCCAAATTTCATCCAGTCCGGCAGCATATCCGTGAGGCTGGAAAACTTGTCTTTCAGCGCCTGCCAGCGCTCGCTAATGCCGTCAATGACCCCGTTAATCATGTTCATCCCGGCTTCTTTGAACTGCCCCGGCAGCGCTTTAGCCCCATTTACCAGCCCCTCCCATTTGCCATTAAGCCAGCCAGTCAGCCGATCCCATGCCTGAACCGTGGCGGCGCTCAGCGCCAGCCATGCCGCGTTAACACGCTCGCCGATGGTGTCCCAGACGGCGGCGGCACGCTCCGCGATACCGCTCGCAACGCCCCAGATGCCGGTCAGCAGGCCGGGCAATCCGCCCAACAGCTGCAGCGGCAGGCTCAATCCGGCCGCGATCCACTCACCAAACATGCGGCCATAGCGCGCGGCGGTCTGAAGTTCGGCCTGTGAGGATTTCACCGGCTCGATCAGCTTGCCGAACCACTGCCACACGTTGCGCACCATGCTAAGCAGCGGCGTAAATGCGCCTGCCAGCGGGACAAGCGCGGCGCGCATCGGCGCGAAAGCGGCGCTGAAGCCTTCGCCGATGCCCGTCAAAAAGGCGCTGATAGGCTCCCAATATTTACGGATAGTCAACGCCACACCGGCAATCACCGCCGCCGCCGCAACCACCGGCAAGGTGATCACACTGAATGCGGCCGCAATCCCGGCGCCGACGGTGGTAAAGACCGTTCCCAGCAGCCCGGCCCCGGCGATCAACATATTGACCCCGGCCATCACCGGCCATGCAATAAGGCCCAGCGCAGCGAGGCCACCGATCAGGGCCGTAACGCCCGCCGTGACTTTCACCAGCGTGCCGACCAGCTCAGGATTAGCCTTCACCCATGCCCCGGCCTTGGTCAGCCATTCAGTGGCGGAAACCGTGAGTTTGCGCAGCGCTGAATTCTGGCCGTCGAACACCTCAATGCGAACATCTTCCCACGCCGAAAACAGGTTTTTCAGGTCGCCGTCGAGGTTGTCCACCTTCACTCGGGCAATCTGGGCCGTAGCCCCTTTTGACTGGGTGACGGTGCTGTGTTTTTCGCTCAGCTTGCCGTTACCGGCGGCATCAATCAGCTTGATAGCGCCTTTCATCGCCTCTTCGCCGAAAATGACTTTCAGGTATTCGGCCTGCTGCGCGGTGCCGAGCTTGTTGGTTTTAAACGAGCCGTTAATTTTCTTGAGGATGTTCGCGATCGGCAGCATGTTCCCTTTGCCGTCCTTTGTTTTTACGCCCAATTCTGACAACGCATCAGCCGCCTGCCCGACGGGCGCCTGTAACCGCGTAAACATCGCACTGGCCGCCGTACCGGCCATAGACCCCTTGATGCCGTTATCAGCCAACACGCCCAGCAAGGCGGTGGTGTCCTCGATACTGGCCCCGGCAGCCTCGGCGATCGGCGCGACGTACTTCATCGCTTCGCCAAAATCCATCAGGTTGCTGTTCGAGCTGGTGAAACCTTTGGTCATCACGTCCGCGACGCGCTGGATCTCGTCTATCGGCATGTTAAACGCCGATTGCATGTTGGTGATGATGTCGGCCGCGTCGGCGATGTCCAGATCAGAGGCCAGCGCCAAATTTACCGTTGATTCGGTCGATTTCAGAATGGCATCGCCGTTAAAGCCGGATTTTGCCAATACGGATTGCGTGCGGGCGACGTCCGTCGGCGAAAACGCAGTGGTGGCGCCAATATCCCGCGCCTGCTGGCGAATGGCGGCCAGTTGCTGGTCATCCTTCGCCAGCCCTAACGTGGCTTGCGTGTCTGACATCTGCCTGTCGAACTGCACCCCCGGCGCAATAAACGCCCCTTCAGCGACCAGCCCGGCGGTAGCGATACCCAGCCCGGCCGCGCTGGTATTACGGACAGCCGCGGTTACCGATTGCCCGGCACGGTAACGCGCACTGACGCGGTTAACCTGCTCTTGCTTCTTGCTCAGGCGATCCAGCTCGCCGCGCTGGCGGCCCAGCGCTGTCGTGGCTTCGCTGGCGCTGGCCTTCAACCGGCGCTGTTCGGCGCTCAGGTTCCGGGTAGCGATGCCGTCAGCGTTGAGCGCGTCACGCTGGCGCTGCACCGACTGGCGCAGACCGTTGTATTTCGTCTGCAGCTCGGCGGCGGCGCGCTTTGATGCTTCCAGCAAGCGCGCTTGCTGCGCCGTGGGCTTTTCCGTCGCCTTGAACTGGACGGCCAGCGCCGCCGCTTCAGCCTTGGCGTTTTTCAGGGCCCGTCCGGTAACAGCGAGCTGGCCCTGCGCCTTGCGAAACCCGTCAATCCGGGCGCTTTGCGCGTCCAGAGCCTTGAGGGTTTGCTGCGTGGTTTTGATGTCACCGGCAAGCTGTTTGCTTGCCTGTTGGATACTCTTTAGCGGGCGGGTGGCTTGGTCTACGGCCTTCAGCAGCACCTGTAGCTGCAGGCTTTTACTCATCGTGATTAACTCCGCTGCGTTGCAGTGCCAAATGGCGCCAGTTCAACAGCTCCGTGAGCGTCATTCCGGCCATTTCAGACGGCGGCCAGTGGAAGATCACCGCGATGTCCGCCATCAGGTCATCAACGCCCAGCCGGGCGTCGGGGATTACGCCGCCGAGTTCGGCGACAAAAAACCGACCACTTTCCCGGCCAGCGCCACCAAATCCGGCAGCTCAAGGCGCGCGCATTCTTCTTTTGTCAGGTTCGGCACGGTCACACGCGGCAGCACAACCAGCAGCGCGTCAACGTCGGCGTTGGCGATCGCCGCCAGCCCGACGCCGCGCAGCGCGCCCGCGTTAGGTTTAATCACCTGCACCTCGGTGATGGTGGTTTCACCGCGCTGGATCGGGGTTTCGAGGGTAACGGTATTTTCTTTTGCGTCTTTCATGGTGTTCTCTCAAATCAGGGGGAAAAGGGCCAGCCCGGCGGGCTGGCGCAAAAATTACAGGCCGATCGCCTTGCGATGCTCGGCCAGCCGGTCAACGCCGTTGACCTTTTCGACCATGTTCACGGTATCGACTTCGATCAGCTCTTTGCCGTCCACGGTCAGCTTGAAGTAAGTACACTCGGTAGATACCTTGGTTTCGGTATCCTCGCCCTGCTTGTACTCGCCAAAGTCAATTTCCTTGTGGCGGCCGCGCATCACCACTTCCACAGCGGACACCTCGCCGGTGTCGTCACGCTGGAAGGAACCGGCAAAGCGCAGCGGCACAGCATCGACGGCGCCCCACTGCTTCAACACCAGCTCATCAATGCCGCCCATCGACCATTCAACGGCCAGCGCGTCATCGTCCAGCCCCATATCGATGGAGGCCGCACCGTTCATGCCGCCGCCCCGGTATTTCTCCAGCTTGCGGGTGAGCTTCGGCAGCGTCAGCGAGGACACGACGCCCATATAGCTGTAGCCGTCGTTGAACAGGTTCAGGTATTTCAGTTTTTTCGGCAGTGCCATGTTCTAACGTCTCCTTTAGCGGTTCACGGATGCCGCAAACGTCGCCAGATAGCGATCGGTGATACGCTGGCGCAGGGTTAAATCTTCCAGCGGAGGCACCGGCGTGTAGTCGTAATCGATAAACAGCTTGCCCGCCTTCAGGGTTTCCTTGGTGTTGGCGCTTTCGTCGTACCAGCAAGTACCGTCGATAATCAGCCCTGCGGATTTCAGCTCGCGGAATTTCGCGTTGATGCCGTCAATCATGTCGCGCACCAGCGTAGGCGTTACCGGGCGGTCAACGGCCCATAGGTGCGCCTCGGCCATTGTATCGGCCAGCACCTGCGCGGTGCGGGTGTAGTTCTCGAACAGGAACAACGGATCATCAGAGCAGGTGCGGGAACCCCAGAATTTAAAGCCGTCTTTGCGGATCAACGTAGTGACGCACGCTTGGTTTAACAGGTCAGCATCGGTGCCAGGCGCCTGCAAATCCCAGAACACGCTGGCGGTGATGCCGGTCACGCCGTTAACGCCGACGTTTGAAAGCGTCTTATGCCAGCCGGTTTCCGTGTCAATTTTGGCACGTAGGCCCAGCGCGCGGGCGGTGGCGTAGGCGATGTCGCTCTGGTTGGCGGTGGTGTTCCAGCTGACAAAATCCGGCCAGATCAGCATCAGCTCGCGCTGGCTGAAATTGTCGCGGTACTTTGTAGCCTCCTGCACGGTTTTGCAGCCGTGGGCGCTGATATAGCCGAACGCGCGCAACTGCTGGCAAATCCCGGCGAGCGCCGTCGCGACCTCCTGATTATCCAGCCCCGGCACGCCGAGGATGCGCGGCTTAACGCCCAGCTCAGCCTGTGCAGATAACAGCGCTTTCATGCCGGTGTAACGGCCTTCAGCGTTCGCGCCGCCGATGATATTGGAGGTGGTTTCCGCCGCGTCTTTGCCGGTGGCAACGCGGACAACTACCGTGACCGGCTTCGCCTGTTCGGCGATCGCCCGCAGCGACGCCGCCAGCGTGCCTTTTTTACCGGCCTTGCCGGAGGCGGCCAGCACGTCAGTAATCAGTACCGGGGTATCAAGCGGGAAAACCGACGCGTCGGCATCCTCCGCCGTGCAGACCATGCCGACGATTGCCGTCGATACGGTGGAAATAACGCGGGTGCCGTCGTTGATTTCGACGACGCGCACGCCGTGATGATAATCGCCCATTAATTTGCTCCGGGTGGTGAGTAGGTGCAGGCATGATGACGCCCGGCGCGCCGGGCCGCACGCGGTGGGTGCTGGAAGGCCGACCAGACAACAGGCCGGGACGGATTGGGGATTTTTGAGGGAATGACGATCGTTTGCGCCGATCAATAACGCCTTATTGATCTATGCAATCAATTGGACGGATTTTAGCCGGGCGGGGTAAGGTCGAAAGGCAAAGACGCGGCAACATCAGGGAAAGCCGCAAACACAAAGCCCGCATCGCTGCGGGCTTTTTTCTTAGGCGCCGGGCGCCACCGGCCAGTCAATTTCCGGGGCCGACGTCATATCAAGACGATTTAGCATCACACGGTATTTTTTCCAGTCCGCCAACAGCGCTTTTTCTTCCTCGGTCGCCATGTCCAAATCAACCGCATCCTGTAATGGCGCGATATGCCGCGCCACCGCCGCAATGCGGGCAACCCGTTCCTTTTTCGCTTGTTCCTGATATTCGTCAGGCGAATAACTGCGTTTAACAATGGCTTTCCCATCAAATACCCAACCACCGGAAATATCGGCCCGGCGATTGGCGGTTGTGTTTGCCACTTCCGCGACGCTTAACCCGACAGGCCACAACGTAGAAATATCGTTGTTGGCGGCAATGCTGCGGATAATCCCTTTTTCATCGTAGGCAACTTTTATCGTATCCTCCGCAAAATCTTTCTGGCAGTGATACCACTCATTACCATCTTCAGAGAAAAGGAACATGGCATTATGCTGATTGCGTAATTTTAATTGCTCCGGTGTTTTTGGCTCGCCGAGCTGAAAGTTTTTAATATTCTTCATGTTATCGTCCTACTGTGATCCACTGACCATTTTTATAAATTTGGATGTAGCTCCAAAACAGCTCTTCAGCAGAGTAATCGCCGTCTTTGTTATTGAAACCGGTTAGTACGGTATTATCGTGATAGGTATAAATCCCGGTCGCGCCGACATGCATTTCCGCGCTGTATCTGACATTTTGAATAAAGTTCTGATTAACCCAGTCAATTGTCGCTCTGGCGCCCACATGCTGATTAAAGGAGGGCCAGTCAACCCGACCATTCAACCCATTGTTAACCCATGCCTGACTGGCGAACTCGCCCATTTTCCCACTAATAATGCCGCCAGTTTGAGTATTAAACTGCCAAATACTTTCCACTCCATCACCAAGCGCATGAATAACGGGGTGAGCATGCATATTCTCGCCCGGCATCAAATAGCCATAGCTAACTGCGGTCGGCCAGCCCTTGCCCTTACGCGTCGATTTACCTTTCACCAGTGGCACATAAATCGCGCCGCTGTTTGCTTCCCACTGAAAATCAGTCTGGTAAAAAGGCGCGCGCGTGCCAAGCTGATTGCTGTACGCTCCGGCGCCTTCCGGGGCTTTATTCGTGTTATCGCCGGTGCCGTGATAATCCGATGTCAGCGCCGCAGCAGATACCCAGGAGCTTGACGATACCCCGCCCGTAATATTGCCGCCGGTTTTAGCCAAATAGCGGCCATCCGCTTCTGTCTTATTCCACGCGTTAACGTCACCGGCCAACAAATTCACATCAGCGGACAGTGGCTTACCGTTCACCTTGATGGATCGGAGTGCGTATTTTTGGACGGCCTGCGCGTCAGTCAGGGCGCCAACATCGGCCGCCGTTGGTTTGTAGTCCGTCGTATAAACTCGCGCCCAGCGGAGCGAAGCCGCACTGTCTTTTCGCATCGAGCGCAAATAAAACGCCATATCGCCGGAGCCTACGGCAAATTGCACATTGCGGAACTCGTTCACTTTCCCAGTAAACAACACCCCCATGCCGCCCGGCACGGGATAGCCTTTATTGGTAGTGGCAACCAATGACTCAACGGTAAAGCCATTTTCGCGATTTAAGTCATCGTCAGCATTGGCGGTATTTTCGTTCGGGAATACGATACGCGGCAGAGTTAACGCCCCTTTCATCGTGTCGCCGGTCTGTTTTACATAGCGGCCATCCGCTTCGGTTTTGTTCCATGCCTTGACATCACCGGCCAACAGATTGACATCGCCGCTCAGCGGCTTACCGTTGACTTTGATAGAGCGCAGCGCGTATTTCTGCACGGCCTGCGCATCCGTCAACGCCCCTGTTTCTTGGGCGGTCGGTGGCTTCGCCGTCGTATAAATGCGCGGGTTCGACGCCTGATTAGCTTCAGCCCCCCAGTGCAACTCGTCATCAGCCCCAACACCAAGTCGCATTAACGCCTTTCCGGCGACTTGGAAGCCGATAGATAAATTTCCCTGAGCAGAAAGACGGCTCATCACTAAGGGCGTATGCTGATTTCCCTCAATATTGAGTGTGCTCCCCTCTGTTTCCGCGTTGCCGGACTTAATCGCCAGTTTTTTTACTGTGCCGCCGGAAAGCATCAGAAAACGGCCATCGGCTTCTGTTTTGCTCCATGCCCCGACGTCTGCCGCAGTCGGCTTAAATTTGGTGGTGTAAGCCTGAAACCAAGTCACACCGTTTTCCGCGATATTTGAACGGCCAAAGAATGCGTTTCCGTTGTTTTGTACTGCCATATACGCGCCCGACGGGCCACCGTCGCAGGGCAAACTCAGCACGCCATAAACATCGCCGCCCGGTGCATTCTTTGATGAGCCATTAACCCGATAGATTTCCCCCTGATTACAATAAGCATCTTCCCGGTGGCGTGAGCCGCTTCCCAATCCAAACGCACCGACCTCCATCAACTGCCCGCCAGCCACCCCGACGTTTTTCGTCGCGGCCGTACCTAACGCCAGATTGCCACGCGCGGCGGCCTTATCGGGCAAGTCGGACAGATTGGCGGCCTTTTTCATGCTGGCATCGCTGACAGTTTTAAGCGCCTTCGGGGTGCTGGCTTTCGTTTCATCGGTGCTGGTCGTCGCGCTGCTCAGTTGCACCAGCCCTTTCGCCGTGGTGCTGGCGTCCGGGTGGTTTCGGGTTTTCTCATGCGCGGCGATCGCGTCGGCCACAAAATCCTTGGTCGCCAGCACGGTGTCGCCACCGGCGATCACCTGCACCGCCTCGGTGCTGCTGACAATCAGGATCATGCGCAGCGTCTGCGTGCGGCCGCTGCCCTCTTCCAGCTTCGGCTTGTAGCTCTCCGCCATGTTGCTGACGGCAATCAGCGTCCCGGCCTCGTCATAGAGGCCCATTTCACGCAACCACCACCCGCCGATGTTCGCCGGAATAATCATCTCGGCCAGAATGTGATTTTTCAGCGCCTTATCGATAGTCAGCCCGTTGAGTGCGGCGCGGTATTTCTCGTTGACCAGCTTGGTCTGGGCCGGGTTAGGTGTCGGCAGCGTGCCGTTCCCGTCACCGACGGCCATACGGACAATTTTCAACTGCGTGCCGCCCGCGCTGGCGGCGGCAATCTTAGCCGCCCCGGCGGTGGTAATAATCGCTTTGTATTTGTTCATGATTTTCTCTTACCCGGGGTAAACGGTAATGACATCGCCATCAATGGCGGCCGCGCCGGTGTAAATCCGGCCGGGGATGTCCTGCAAAACGTTGAGGCCGATCAGGTGGCGGCTCAGGGGCTTGGCGTCGGCGATCAGTCGCTCCATTTCCTGATACATTTCTTCGGTGATGCCGGTTTCCAGCACGCCAATATCCAGCCGGAAGGTGCCGGGCGGATCGGCGCCGTCGGTATGGAACCACTCGATAACGTTGATCAGGTAGCCAAGCGGCTCCACAACGCGGCGCACGGCGCCGATGGTGCCCTTGTGCCGGTGGATATAGAACGCGGCCGAAACCACGCCCCGCTTGACGTCCTCCGGCCACGCCTCATCCCAGCGATCGACAGAGAACGCCCACGCAAGATAGGGCAGCAGATGCACCGGGCAGGTTTTCGGGTTCCACAAATCACGCAGAGGAACCGGCACGCGCTCCAGCTCGGCACACGCGGCGGCGGCGGCAACTTCCAGCGGTGATGAGCCGACAGGCAATAGACGGTTAGTCATCGGCGCGCCCTGGGGTAATGTTCACGCCAGTGCAGTAACCCGCCTGCGTTTTATCCAGCACGATGTCGGTGGCCGGTTGAGCAACCTCAACACGTTCAACACCTTCCACGGTCAGCGCCGCAATGATGCCGGAGCGCCGGATACTGCGGCCTAAGCGGCGCATGGTCAGTACATAATTTTGCAAACGTTGTTTGGCCTCCGTGAGGATCGGCGCAACCTCCGGGCCGGGATAGAGAAACAGCGTGGCAACAATGCCATAGCGGGTTATTTTTGCCGCTTGCACGATGACGCGATCGGCAACCGGGCGCACGTCCTCATCATTCAGCGCATCGCGGACAACCTGCAGCAGTTCGGGGCTGGCGGTGCCGTCGCCGTCTCGTGACAACACGGTGACGGTCACATTAGCCGGTGATGGGCTGATTGCCGTCACATCGGCCACCCGGCCATCAGCCGAGCGGGCGTGAAAACGGTAGGAACCGGCCGATCCCGCTGTGCTCATGCCTTCAAAAGCATCCTGCAGGCGCAGGCGGTAATCTTCATCCGCTTCCATGACTGCAGGTGTCGGCGGAATGGTGCTCTCATCCGCCGGGGCGATCACCAGTCGCGGCGTGTTGAAGTTGGCGCCGAGCTGGTCGAGGTCTTCGCCGGTGGAATACGCCAGCATCACCGCTTTCGCGGCATCGTTGACGCGCTGGCGTAGAATCACCTCGCGGTAGGCGTTTTCCTGCAACAGCTTAACGATCGGCTCCGACTCCAGCGCCAGCGTGCGCGCGACGGCCTCCCGCTGTTCCTCCGGGTAAAGCGAAATCAGCGTCGCCTTACGCTCTGCCAAAATGTCTTCATAATCCAGCACCTCAACGACGATCGGCGCGGGCAGCTGTGAAAGGTCAATCGTTGCCATGGTTTCAGCTCACAGGAACAGACAGCGACAGCGCGCCGGGGGCATCGGTGCGGGTGCCGGTGATGTCGATCACCATCTTGCCGTCAAAAGTGGTATTAAAAGCGATGCCGGTCAGCTTGACGCGTGGCTCCCACGCCAAAATCGCGCTATAGCAGGCGGCCATAATCTGCAGGCGCAGCGCGTCGTTCTGCGGCTGGTCGAGCAGCTCAGAGAGCAACGAGCCGTAAGCCCGGCGCATCGTGCGCGAACCCTGCGGCGTGATCAGGATGTCCGCCACGGACTGGCGAATATGCTCGATGTCCGTCAGCGTGCGGCCGGTGCCTCGGTTCATGCCGATATATTTAGCGCTGTTCATGACAGCAGCAGCCCGATAAACAAGAACCAGCCCCAGCCGGAGACTCCATTAAGTGCCAGCATGACAGCGCCCGATAAGGCAATCGCAGCACCCAATCGAGAAACAAGAGCGGCCAAAATTACTGATAGGGTTTTCATACTGGTGTCCTCATGAGGGTTTATCGGTTCTCCCGCCGCCGGTCTGGACGCCGCCGTGGGTGTGCATATCAACAACAACGCCGTTGGATAAGAACGAGCCGCCGCTGTGCTCAATGTTCCCGTGCATCGCCCCGCCTTTTTTCACTTCCAGCGTGCCGGTGGTGAGTTTGTTGGTGCAGACCACCTCCGGCGCATCGAGCGTGATTTTGTCAGCCGTAACGATCACCACTTTGGTGCTGGCGGTGATGGACTCCGACGCCTGCACGTCGGCGGTTTTAATCCCTGACACGCTCAGCGCGCCGGTTTCCGGTTCGTACTCGATAACCGCGCCATCAGGGAATGCGATATGCAGCGCATCCGCCGACGCAGACGGGGCCGGGAAGTCGTCAGAGAAAATGCCGCACAGCACAAACGCGGTATCGAGTTCGCCACCCAGCGCAAAGATCAGCACCTGCTCACCGACAGAAGGCGCCGACCAGCTGCGAGTACGCCCGGCGCGACAGGTTAGCCAGTTGAGCCAGTCGGTAAGATTGCCACCGGTTTCGACGCGGCACAGGCCGTTATCAAGGTCAACGGTGCTCACGGTGCCGATGCGGATCAGGTTGCGCAGCAGGCGCAAAATGTCGTGTTGATTGTTCATGCTGGAAGGATGCCGCCCGGCGCGGGCGGCGACAACGCGATGAGGTTGGAAGATCGGAGGCACAACAGGGGGTTATTCTGCGAGGTGTTCTATCACGGCCGTTTCTATGATTTTGACGTCATCCGGGCCAAATCCCAGCAACGGACGGGCCTCATATTTTACCGCATCGCTGTGCGGCGTCGGCCGATCGCGCAGGCCAAAATGATGCACATTGACCATACGCTGAACCCGCCCGACAAACTCAACCACGGCCGCATCGCTGTTGCCCTGGGCTTTCAGGTAACGGGCCGTGCGCAGCTTGGAGAACATTGCCCGATCGCGCAGGCGCTTTTTGTTTCGAAGCCGAGTTTTGCGCGGCGCGTAGGGTGTGCCGTCCGGCGCCTGCTGGCGTTTGATGTGTTGCTGTTGACCGGCGCGCAGGCGCTTTGACACGGCAACGGCCAGCGACTTTCGCGACTGCGGCGACAGCTTGGCAATCAGCCCGGCAAGCCGGGTGTCAAAGGGATTAAGCTCGCTCATGCCATTCACTCACTAATTCACCGTGAACAAAGAGCTGCATCGGCCGCGTGATGTCCTCCGGTAACGGCGGCTCCGGCAGGTGCTTAACGTGTAGTGCTCCGTTCTGTTCGCTGACCACGACACGCTCGGTCAGCTGCAGCGATACGCTGAAATCGTAAGAGCCGTTGTTGTTGAAGTCACTCGCGAAGGTGATCCCGGTGCGGCGCTTTTCCTCGGTTGCCATGATGTCCGGCTGGTTCTCTCGTAGCCATGCCTGAATCGGCACCATGATTAAATCCAGATCGCCGGTGTAGTCCAAAAACAGCAGGTTAAGCGTATAGCGGTACTCATGGGACAGCGAGGCGGCAAGCGTGGCGGCCACATTGCCGCGTTCTACCCGCACTTGCAGATTTTCAGGGTTGCGCTGTAGCCACGGCAGGCAGCTTGTCAGCTCAGCGCGGAGCTGTTGCGGTTTTAACATCGTGTTGTTCCTGACAGTGTTTTATCGTTTCGACCTGCACCGCGCAGGCCGCCAAGGCGTTTTCAAGCTGGCGAATATCGGCGCTCAGATCGCCGTTAGTCGCCGGGCGGCTGGCCGGGATTTGGCACAGACTCACTTTCGGACAGCCAACGTAGATAATCCGCGGCGCCGGTGAAGCCGGGGCGCTGGTGCAGCCGGGCAACGTCAGCAGGCAAAGCAGTGTTAAACCAGTCCCGTAATTGCTGATTTTCATTGAGTAACCTCTGTATTTTCTGCTCGCGCGTCAGTGCCAGCCGGTGCGCGGCGGCGAGATCGTCCCTTAACTTTTCCTCTTCCTGCGCCAGCCGACCGGCCGCCGCCTGCAGCGTGTCGATCGCCGCGCGGGTATCCGTCAGCGCCGCCGCTATCCGGCCGTTTTCTTGCCGGGCGCTCTCCAGCCGTTCACCCAACGTGACAACCTGCCATTTCATCCAACCGGCGACGACCAGCGCCAGCACCAGAAACCACCCGATCGCGCGGCTCATGGCGCGGCCCCGATCAGGCAGTGGGCCAGCTCCGCCGCCCGGCGCCGCTCCAGCCCCGGCGATTTGACGCCGTTGACGAACACCCAGCGCGGCAACTGTTGGCAGGCGCTGCGCCAGTCCTGCCGCTTGATGAAACCGGCCAGCGTAGAGCCACAGGCGGCCGTGACGCCAACGTTAAAGGCAAAGGACACCACCGCGTCATAAACCGGCGGCGGCATCGTGACAGGCATACAGCGCCCTATGCCGCGCTCCACGCGATACACGTCGGCGATGAGGTTAACGGCAGCTTGGCGCTCGCTGATAACCTTGCCGGGCTTTACCCCGGCCGTGTGGCCAATGCCGCTTGTCCAGACGCCCGCCTGACACTGGTACGGCGATAAACGACAGCCCTCGAAATCGGCCAGCAGTCGCAACCCAGCCTCAGAGATCTGCAGCGCGCTGAATTGCGGCAGCAGCACCGCCAGCGCCAGCACGGCGGCCACACTGCAGCGTTTAGCGATTGAGTTCATCGTAAACCCTCCGGCTAACGCCTAGCTTGTTCAACAGCTGGTAGCTTTTGCGGCGGTAGTACCAGTTAACGAGAAATGTGCCGACACCGACGGCGGCGCCAACCATAAAAGCGATGTCCTGCGGCGAATATTTGCCGATCCACGCGAGGAACATCGCCACCGCGTAGGCTAAAAATGATGTGATGCGCTCCATGTTTTTAATCCCATAAATTGACGGTTTCACGCTGCGGTGCGGCGGTCACGTCCGGCAGCTCAACCGGGTGGCCGTGGGGCAAAATCGCCCCGGCAGCGGCCAGCCCTTCATTTAGCGAATAGACCTGCTCAACCACGCCCTGCGTGCGCCCGTAGTAGCGCCAACAAATCGCGTCAACGGTGTCGCCCTGCAGGGCGTAGACTCTCATCAGAGCAGCCCGATGATGCAGTGGCTACGCTCGGCCACGTTACTGATCGCGTTGCGGGCGTTGCGCCACAGCTCGCCGATCGAGGCTTCGACCACATCAGCCTTGCGGCCGCCGGTGGCGGTGGTGTCGAAACTGCGGTATTGCTCCGAGAGCGTCGCCATGGTCATCGCGCTAACGGCGTTGCGGTATTCGCTCACCCGCACGCTTTCGCCGTCAAGCTGTTCGCCCGGCACATCCTCAAGCCGCTGATAGCCGTCGGCCATCTGGTCGCGGCGGAAAGTGAACAGCTCGGCGTTGACCTCCGCGATCGCGCTTTTAATTGCCAGCCGCAGGCGCGGGGCGGTGATAGTGCCTTCAATGCGCATCACGTCGCGCACGTCCGCCGGGTCAATGTCCGGCCAGAAAAAGACGTTTTTAACGATCGGCTCATCCTCCGGGCGCGGTGCTGGCGCGTCCGGGCGTGGCCGTTGGATCACAACGGTGCTCATATGACCTCAGAAAGTTAGGGGGCGGTGGACGACGGCGTTGACGAGGTGAAACCTGTCGCGGCCGTCGTGCCGCCCGGCGCGGGGCGCGTTCTGTCAGCGGCTGGCGGCGGTGCGTATTGCCCGCTCCAGCCGTTCAATGTCTTTTTTCACGCCGCAGCCGTTATGCAACTGCAGCGCACGCTTAAGGTGGTTCAATGCCAGTTCAGCCCTGCCCGCCGCGCGCAAGACGTACCCGGTGATTTTGTGCAGCTTGGCGCGCACTTGGTCGGGCATGTCTTCTGCGTCGGTGAGTTCCATCGTCTGCGTGAGGTGGTCAATGTTGACCGGCTCCCCAGCCTCAAAGGCGCGGGTGGCAGACTCGGCGACGTCTTCTGCGATGAGGTATGGCGTGGAGCGCGCGAAATTGCCCGGCGGCGCCAACTGGTAGCGCAGCGCATAGCGGGCGATGTCCAGCGCGCCGGGAATGTCCCCGGCATCCAGACGCCAGATCATGACCGTCATCAGAATGGCGTCCTGCGCGCCGCGACCTTCGGCCAGCACACCGGCAACCCAGGGGGCATAGTCCGGCAGCAGTTGGCGCTTGAGTTCGGCCTTACGCTCTTGTGAGCGCACCTGTTTGAGCTTTCGCTTATCTTCATTGAGTTTAAGCATCATCCGTTCATAGCCGTTGGCGTGGCGCAGCGGGTCATTCTCCCGCTGCGCGGCCTCGACCGCTGACTGGCGCATAAGGTGACGGCGGGCAGGGCTGGTCATGGTTATTTACCGCCTTTCGCTTTGTCGTCTGCCGGTGCTTCCTCCGGGTCTTTCACTTCGGCGACTGGCTCCGCTGGAGCGGTGGCAACCTTCACCGCTTCAACAATGGCACCGGCCAGCGCCTTAATGTCATCGCCGGAGGTCGGCAGTGCGGCCTTGGTTTTTGGCTCGGTCGGCTTGACGGCCAACAGCTCGATGTTCTCCACCAGACAGCCGCAGGCGTAATCCTCCACCACATAGTCCTCGTTGATGGACTCATAGTTTTCGATGCGGTCGCGCTTGGCGTTCTCCACCATATGGCGGCGGTGTGTGTCTTCCTGCCAGTAGATCGACAGGTTATCCATGCGCGTAATCAGCAGCGCATCCGCCGGGAAGTACGGCACACGCACGGCGGGCAGGTTGCCGATGCGCTTCTGGCTGATAATCAGATCGGCGGCCAGCGCTTCGGTGTTGGGCTGTTCCTGATTGACCAGCGGGAAATACTTGTCGGCCAGCAGCTGACGACCGCAGATCACTACCAGCTCAGGATCTTCCTGATACCACGGTGCAATCAGGGTATTAGTGGCATCCATCACCAGCGCGTCGAGGTTGGCGTAATCGCCACCGGCACCCACGCGGATGTTTTCAGACACCACGCTGCCGTCCATACCCACGATTTTGTTCATCACGCGGCTCGGCGCGTTCTCGCGGTACTTCTGCAACCAGCCCGGCGCAATGTCCTGCAGCAGCGGGAACTTGACGCGGTTGGAGGTTTTGGCGCGGTGCGTACCGTTAAAGCCGATCATGATGCGGTCGAGCGCCTGACGTTTCACAATCGCATCGCGTAAGCGGGTCTGGAAATCCTGATAACGCGCCCACAGGTCGAGGGTGTTGTAGCGGATGTGGAAATCGTAGTTCACCTGCTGGCAGAAATAGTCATCGCTGTCCAGCGTGGCAAAGTCGGCCGTTTCGCGTTCATCGCCGCCGGCGGTGTCGGTGGTGCTGGCGATGGAGCCGCTCACACCTAAACCGACTTTCTCTCCCTTCATTTCCTTAACCGGCAGGATATTAATACGGGTCAGGAACGTGGAGGAATCCTGTACGCGGGTCATGATGGTTTGCGTGACGGACGGCTCAACGCTGAATTTTTTATCCAGATCGCCGGTTGCTACGCCATTCAGTTCGGCGAGGCGAGACATAAACGCATTAAATTTAAAACGAGTTTGCTTGCGCATTTTTCTTCCTGTTTTTGTTCGGTTTTATCGGGTTTGACTGCCTTAGCAGTCGGTCAGCACGTCTTGCGCACTGTTGCCGCCGGTGGCGTCCGGGCGGGCCTGCTGGCTGAAATCTTCCGAGGTGGAAAGCTGGGCTTGCAGCGCGCTGAACGCATCGCTGCCGGTTTTTACCTGTTGCTTGAGATCGGCAACCTGCTCGCTCAGTGCAGCGAATTTCTCGGTAAAGCGGGTGTCCGCTTCCTGCAACTGCTCGGCCACGGTCATCACGGCGCCTTCCATCTCACCAAATCGCACATCGTCGGTGGCCTGCTTGCGGCTAAACATCGCTTTGATGCGGGCAGAGAATGAGGTTTCCGGGTCAGCGACCGGCTCAAAATCGAAATGGACTTCCAGCGGCGCGGAGAACTCGACGTTCTCGTGGCGGCGGCTGAACTCCAGCATGTCAGTGCCGAGGCTCGCCGGGTCATCGGTGACGGCCAACCCGACCAGATACGACTTGCCGGTCTTGGCGAAATCGCGGCGGATCTCCATCGAGGTGAAAACCTTTTGGCCCGCGCCGACCATCGACACCAGATCGGCGGTCGGGGCCAGACTGGCGTACAGCGCCCACTTGCCGTGCAACAGCGGTTCGTCCGGCTCGTCGATTTTTTCGGCCTTCAGCTCAACCACGCCGCCGTAACGACGGAAATAGCCATCCGGCAAAATCCCCTTGATGTGCTCCATGTTGATACGGGCGCCGTACACCTTCGGGCTGTAGGTCGCGGCCATCTGCTGAATATCCGCAGCGCCGATCTCGCGGCCGTCAACGGTGTCGCCTTCAACGCCGATGCGGAAAAACTTAGTAACTTTCTTTGCCATGTAAACGGCTCCGGTTGTGGTGATTGGGTTCGGTGCTAGTTTCGGGGGAATGGCGGCGCGTCTCAACGCGATGCGGTTGGAAGATCTGAGGCACAACAAGGGCTTAATGCGAGCCGCCCGGCGCTTTCGTAGCCTTGGCGGCATGAATACGACACAAGCAACAACCATCATCAGCGATCCGCGACGCCAAGCTGCCTTGCTCTACTGGCAGGGCTTTTCTGTGCGCCAAATTGCGGAAACGCTGAACCTCAAGGGGCCGACCGTGCAGAGCTGGAAGCTGCGCGATAAATGGGACGACATCGCGCCCATTTCCCGCGTGGAGCAAAGCATGGAAGCACGGTTGATTCAGCTCATCATGAAAGACGTCAAGGAGGGGAAAGACTTCAAAGAAATCGACCTGTTAGGCCGCCAGATTGAACGGCTGGCGCGGGTCAATCGCTATTCGGCGACTGGCAACGAGGCGGACTTAAACCCGAACGTCGCCAACCGCAACAAAGGCGAGCGCAAGCCCGCCGAGCGCAACGTGTTCAGCGAGGCCGCCGTGGAGAAACTGCAAAGTATCTTCACGGAAACCACCTTCGAGTATCAAATGGGGTGGTATCGCGCCGGGCTGCAACACCGTATCCGCAACATCCTGAAATCGCGCCAGATCGGCGCCACGTTCTTCTTTGCCCGCGAGGCGTTGCTCGATGCGCTGACCACCGGCCGCAATCAGATTTTCTTGTCGGCCAGTAAGGCGCAGGCGCATGTATTCCGCAATTACATCATTGATTTTGCGCGGCTGGTCGAGGTTGACCTGAAAGGCGATCCGATGGTGCTGCCGAACGGCGCCCGCCTGATGTTCCTCGGCACCAACGTGCGCACCGCGCAGAGCTACACCGGCAATCTGTATCTTGATGAGTATTTCTGGATCCCGAAGTTTCAGGAGCTGCGCAAAGTCGCCAGCGGGATGTCGCTGCACAAGCGGTGGCGCACCACCTACTTTTCCACTCCGTCGAGTCTGGCGCACTCCGCTTATCCGTTCTGGTCGGGGGAACTCTTTAACAAAGGCCGCCGCAGTAAAGCCGATCACGTTCAGCTCGACCTCAGCCACAGCCACCTGTCAAAAGGCGTGCTGTGCGGTGATGGGCAATGGCGCCAGATTGTCACGGTTGAGGATGCGCTGACCGGCGGCTGTAACCTGTTCGACCTCGATCAGCTGTCGCTCGAATACAGCCCGGCAGAGTATCAGAATCTGCTGATGTGCGAATTTGTGGACGATACCGCGTCGGTATTCCCGTTCGCCGAGCTGCAAGGCTGCATGGTCGATGCGCTGGAAGAATGGGAAGACTTCAACCCTTACGCCGTGCGGCCATTCGGCTATCGCCCGGTGTGGATCGGCTACGACCCATCGGAAGCCAACGGCGGCGACAGCGCCGGATGCGCGGTGATCGCGCCGCCAATAGTGGCCGGGGGCAAGTTCCGCGTGCTCGAGCGCCACCAGTGGCAGGGCATGAACTTTGCCGCGCAGGCCCAGAAGATTAAAGACCTGACCGAAAAATACTGCGTGGAATACATCGGCATCGATGCAACCACCGTCGGCCAAGGTGTTTTCCAGCTGGTGCGCGAGTTCTTCCCGGCCGCGCGAGAAATCAAATACACGCCGGAAATCAAAACCGCCATGGTGTTGAAGGCAAAAGACACCATCGGGCGCGGCTGTCTGGAATACGACACCAGCCACACCGACATCACCGCCGCCTTTATGGCGATCCGCAAAACCATGACCGCCAGCGGCGCGCGCTCCACCTACACCGCCAGCCGCAGCGAAGAAGCCAGCCACGCAGATGTCGCGTGGGCAATCATGCACGCCCTCTTAAACGAACCGCTGACCGCAGGCAGCGGCCACAGCAGCCCGAACATTTTGGAGTTTTACTGATGAGTAAGCGCAAAGGCCGCAAGGCATTTACCACCCCGACGCCAGCCCAGCCAGCAGAGCAGAAGCAGGATTTTGAGGCGTTCACCTTTGGCGAGCCGTCCGCTGTGCTGGATAAACGGGAAATTCTGGATTACATCGAATGCACGACAAATGGCAAGTGGTACGAACCGCCGATCAGCTTCGATGGGCTGGCGCGCAGCGTGCGCGCCGCCGTGCATCACAGCTCGCCGATGTACGTTAAGCGCAACATTTTAGCGTCAACGTTTATCCCGCACCGGCTGTTAAGTCAGCAGGAGTTTAGCCGCTATGCGCTGGATTATCTGGTGTTCGGCAACGCCTATTTAGAAGAGCGCCAAAACCGGCTCGGCGCGCCGCTGCAGCTGAAATCCTCCCCGGCCAAATACACGCGGCGCGGGGTGGAGCGCGGCGCTTACTGGTTTGTGCAGGACTGGAAAGAGGCGCATCGCTTCAAGACCGACAGCGTTTTCCACCTGATTGAGCCGGACATCAATCAGGAACTGTACGGCCTGCCGGAGTACCTCAGCGCGCTTAACTCCGCCTGGCTGAATGAGGCGGCGACGCTGTTCCGCCGTAAGTATTACCAGAACGGGGCGCACGCCGGTTACATCCTGTATGTGACCGACGCGTCGCAGAGTACCAGCGACGTTGACAGAATGCGCAAAGCCATGGCCGACACTAAGGGCTTGGGGAACTTCCGCAATCTGTTCATGTACGCCCCGAATGGCAAACCGGACGGCATTAAGATTTTGCCGCTGTCCGAGGTTGCCACCAAGGACGACTTTTTCAATATCAAGAACGCCAGCCGCGACGATCTGCTAAGCGCACACCGCGTACCGCCGCAGATGATGGGGATTATCCCGAACAATACCGGCGGCTTCGGGGACGTTAAAAAAGCCGCTCAGGTGTTTGTACGCAACGAGCTAACACCGCTGCAAGAACGCATGAAGGAGGTGAACGACTGGATCGGGGAAGAGGTGATTAGATTCGCGCCGTATGAGTTGCCGACCGAATAAGCAAAAAGCCGCCAATGATTGGCGGCTTTTTTGTTGGCGCTGGATCAGGAATGCTTTTCGATAACCAGATCAACACCTTCATTCAGCAGTTCATTAATCGACTGCCCGGTAGCCTGTGCGGCAATGGCTAACGCCTGATGGCGTTCCGGCGACAGGCGGGTGGTTACTTTGCCGCTGTACGACTTGTAAGGCTCGATGCCGTCTTTATGGCACTCATCGAGAAAGACCGCGAGTGAGATCGCGCCTTCTTTCTTCAGCTCGTCCACGCTGTAGGCGTAGAAGTCGGCGCCGCCATTCAGCCCGACAAACTCGCCCCGGAACATTTCAATTTCAGGGTCGAAGTTGATGACGGCCGTATGGCCGTCAATTTTCAGTGTGTTATTCATCATGGTTTTATTCCTAAGCTATCCAACCAGATCCGAATGGAGTTAACCGCCCCCTTGTCAGTGGTAGGTCTGGGGTGTGGCCGGTGAAAGACTCTTTTTTCACCTTTCAACAGCACCGCGATCCTAGAACCTTCCCTTTCGTGAATCTCCGCCCCTAATGCGGTAAAAAGCGCCTCAATATCAGACCACTTTATAGAACCGTTGACAGGCCGGGCAAACACATCTGACAGCGTTTTTTGGTGTCGTTTGTTCATGGGGTTTATAGTATCACTTTATGACACCATTGCAAGAATATTATGGTGTCGTTTTTTGGTGTCACTGATTGGCGATATTATGCAGTGCGCTGTAAGCGCCTGAGAGCGCCATCATGGCGCCACGACATCAAACCCCATTCTCATACAAGTATTGCGATAAATCGCCGTGACGGGACGCTGGCGGCTCTTTTGGGAGGGGTTCAACACGGCTTGCGCGCAATGCTATCCCCGCCTCGCCTGCGCGCTTTATGTGTCGCTTTTAATGCAGTTGCATGATCCGGCGCGATCCGCGCCAGTGCTGGCGCTGTGGGGGTAAAAATAACACCGGATCATCATGCGATTTCATGCACCTAATGCATGCATAGGTTATTTAGAATGAAACTGGCAACATTCCCTAACAGCGCACAATCAAATCAGACAGTCCGCTCTGAGCGAAAAGCGGACATCTTTAGTGGGTTGATTTTGATGCTCTTACCTCTATTATGTAGCCATTTTCTATGGCTACATTTATACAGAAGTAAGGGTTAGTCTTTTCCCGGACCATAATTAAATTTAGTACCTTTGCCAATAGCGTAAAACTGTCCACCAGCTACATAATGGACAGTACGTAATTCATCAGGCGCATCATCAAAAATCCAGTGCCCATTTCTGAAAACGCGGTCATCACTCCATGCTCCGACAATTTCCCCCATGAACAAGTTGTGCTGCTTTTCATTTTCTTCATTGGGTATAACTTTACAGACTAGCCAGCCAGCGCAACCTTCAACTAAAGGCAGATCAAACTCATTCTGATAAAACAGTGGAATTTTACTGTTTTTATCTGGTGTGTCAGAATAACTGTGGCCTCCAGCATATAAAACCATTTCCATCTGATTTACTACTGGGATCTGGACAACGTAATATCCACTTTTTTCGACAAGCCCGCGAGTAAATGCCTGTGGACCTATAAAAGCCATTACTTTGTTATTGCCTACTAATCCCACCCAAGCCGCTGCCATGACATTTTCAATGCCATCATTTTTAGCCGATATCATCGTCGTTGGCCCGACCTGCAATAAACGATAGGCTTTGTTTAACTCTACTGGTTGAATTGACATAAATTACTCTTTTGAGTTCTGATAAAAAGTAAGACAGGTTACTTATTTGATTGTTCGATTATATGACTGGAATAGTTGCAAATTAATTGCTATTATCAAAATACATTATTGCAATTTTCACAACAATCATGAACAAACTTGATGCTCTAAAGTTTTTTATCATTGCCTCTGAAACCCTGAACTTCCGCGAAGCAGCCATAAAGCTGTCAGTTTCACCATCAGTAGTAACCCGAACAGTCGCTGAGTTGGAGAAACAGCTTGGTGAACCTCTTTTCAAACGCAATACTCGTTCGATCTTTCTCACCAGTTTCGGTGAGTTATTTTTACCCCAAGCGAAGCGCCTGCTGGAAGATTCTGAAAAACTATTTCAGACAGCGAAAGATGATAATAAAATTAAGGGTATTGTTCGTATCACATTACTTCGATTTCCAAATCATGAACAAATCTTGTATGAACTATTGACTGCACTACGTCCATATCCTGAGTTATTTATCGACTGGCGTTTAGACATGATGAAACTTGATACTATCGAGCATCGTATCGATATAGGTATACGTGTAGGGCGAGAACCTAATCCAAACTTTATAATTAAAAATATCGGGCAAGTTGAACATATTCTGGTTGCGTCCCCTGAACTCATTGCGCGCCTGGGAGCACCAACTGATTTAGAAGATCTTCGACAGCGTTATCCATTCAGTGGTTTAATTAATCCTGAGACGGGAAAATCATTTGAGTTTATGAGTGACGCAGTGAATACTTTTGTCCCTCGTCATATTGAGTTTTATACTACAGACCCATACGCCGAGATTCAGGCTGCATTGGCCGGGAAAACGGTTGTACAATCCAGCGATTTTATCTGTAGGGAGTACTTAGCAAGCGGCCAACTTGTTCTCCCACTGCCTGAACTGCGACAGGAGAAATGGCAATTTTATTTATATCGGCCTTACCAGCTGATTACTCCCAAAAGGGTGACTGTCGTTTTTTCGCTATTAGAAAAAATATTACGCAAATATTTCGCATCAAAATAATCTTCTCCTCAACGTCTGCTCTTGGCACAAAGCTGTCCTGTTAGGTTACACTCTGTGCTGTGACAATGTAAAATCAAGTCTGAGAAAATACAATTTTTAACCCAGATAGAGGTATGTGTTGTGCTGATAACGCCCCTCGTCAATCAGCCGGAAAACGTGGCCGGACTGGTGCTTGATGTAGTAATTCGCCTCTTCAGGCGTTAGGTGTGTACCGAGCCGGTTTGCAGCTTGAATGAAATCAACGGTCTTTATGCGGCGGCCCTTGCCGTTCTCATTGAAGTTAAGCGCATCCATAAACGCCCCGGCTAAGTTTAAATCTCGTCTCATACGTCACCTATGGATTAAGAGATCGTGGCAAGCTGCCTGATCACTTCTGCTTTTTCAGGGGCAATGCTGGTTTTCATCTCCCCCGCCAGTTCTGAAATCCATATCAACGCAATCTCTTTATCTTTTGGTTGGCTCTCATAACAAACCCCCAGACGGGCGATGAGTTCAATACGTTCTAAAAAAACAATTTCTTCCGCTGCTGGTAAATGCACCCTGTTCCTCCGATGCTTAATTACTGTATGCATATACAGTATTACCCATAAATTTTGCATCCGCAACTAATTATTAAAAGCCTGACCAATCATTAACCGCTGGATAGTGCATTGAAATATCACCAAATTTGACTTTAGCGCCGCGTGCCAGTGCTTCCAGTTCCGAGCGTGTTGGCTCGATGCCGTGTAGTGCCAGCTCTGAGTAAATTCTGGGAACGCGATCGCGTTCAGCAGCGGTTAATCTTGCTGAAGGAGCTGGCTCCGGCCTGCTATATAGGTCAATGCTTCTCTGTTGCCTGTTTATCTGCGGGGCATCTGCCCGTAAACGCGCCATAACACACCGTGCAACGGTCATGTCATCCCAGTCAATTGGGGTTTCCGGTGCGTGCTCCAGCACCGCCACGGCCTCTACAGGCTCCCCATCCTGCATATTTTCGGCGTCACCGCTGCCGACCAACCCACAGTTATTGACAGGACTCCGAGGCGCGCCGGAGGCGCTTTTCAAAGTCAAAGGCTCAACTGCAACGGCTTTAGCGACGATGCGCCATTGCGTGGTGCGGGTTTCATAAACGCGATCGGCGCCGATATGCGGGGCAAAAATTCCCGCGATTTTCTGCACTTCTTCGTCATAGGCGTTGCGCTCGTCGGCAACCCTGCGGGCTACACGCACAGTCTGATCGTCGCGGGCAACGTTAGGGCCACCCTGCGCCAGAATGTAAGCGGCAAAGTCACCGGCATCAGCAGCAGCGCGCACCGCCTCAACGGTTTCGTCGAACTCATCGGCCAAACTGACAGAGCGGATCTTGCGGCACTCACGCCATGCGCCGCGCGACGGCAGGCCGATAAAGTGGAATTGAGGGATACGCCATGTTGACGCCCACGCGGTGACGGCGGCCGCCGTATCAGTCAACAGCTCGCCGGTTTCATGATCGCGTTCGCCGTCCAGCGCGTAGCCGTCGATGTTTTTTGCAATGTATTTGGCGATATAGCCCGCCGCACCGCCTTTGTTCAGGTGCTTGCAGTCAAACCGGTTTTTGGCGGCGCCGCGCTCGTCCCCATCTTCAGCCATGGCATAACGGCGCATGATGTCGATCACCTGCTGGCGCTGTTTTTTGGGGGTAAACAGCATCATATGCCAGTGCGGCGTCGCATCATGGTGCGGTTCGACAACGCGCACGCCATAGACCTGCAGGCCCGCATCTTTAAACGCTGTGCGGATCTTGCTAAACAGCTTCACAAGATAGCGCTGGCCGTCTTTTGGCGTGTACGCCTCTTCATCCCATTTGTGATTAAAATGCACCTTCGGGCTGTTCTTGCCGACGGCGCGCGTCGGGTGATATTTGGATGGGGTGGTGATGGTGATAAACATCCCTTTATCGCCACGGATAGCGGCGGCCTGCTCAACACCGGCGATCATCGCCATTAACTCCATACGACGAATTTCCGGGTTAGAGATACTTGCCATCACCTTGTCGATGAGGCTGAAGCGTTCGCCAGTTTCGACGTTCTCAAGCTCGCGGCTATTCAGATAATCAAAATTGGACTGGCGGCGCGCTTTCACATCTCGAATAGCCTGCTTACTGGCATACGACGACGCCCCGCGGTTCACATTACCCAGGGCGATCAGCAACGCCTCGCGCCAGCGCGTGCGCTGGGCCTTCAGCTGGCGTTCCCACCACTCGGAATTAACCAACCGTAACAGGCTGGCAATCGCTGACCGAGCATCCAGTTTGCCCTTGCGGTATTTGCGCCAGTGCATAGGGGTGATGTTGAAGGCGCGCGCCATACCGGCAATGCGGCCATAAAATTCGGATTGGGTGGCATCTTCGAAAAGCCCGGCATTGTCGCCGCCGTTCTCCGCCACAAACTCATCGCAGTAATCTTCGTAATTCTGCAGAAGCTGACCGGCCACGCGATCGGCAAGGCGGCGTAACTCTTTGTCATCCATGCCGGGCAGAGCTGCGTAATTATCAACTTCAGCAGAAAACCGCATTGACGCGGCGAGGTTCATCGCATTTTTGGCGCTCACCGTTTGCAGGCGCGGCCAGATGCGGCGATCGAACTGGAATACCAGCCATTTGTTGGCGTCGTGCAGCCCTTTGCTCTTGAGCAAGTTGGTGTAACGCGTCAGGAACATGGCGCTGAGGAAGCGCGGCAGGCGACGAATATTGGTTAAAACAGCTTGCCCCTGAGCGAGTTCCTCACGGGTAAGCGGTCTTACCGGCCCGGCAACTGCCGGGCGCGGTTCGTTCCATGGGTAAGCGTAGGCGGTAGCCGCTTGGCTCATTGCACTTTCGCGCCGTTGGCGTGGGCGCAGTTGCCGCAGTAACGCTCATTGCAAGCAGAGCAGAAATCACCCTTTACGGTGAAGCCTACTTTTAGCGGCGTTGCCAGCTTTTGCGCCACCTCCCCGATAATTGAATCCACCCAGTCGCGATCAACGCCCGGCATTGTTGGCAGGCTTGCGGCTACTTCATCCGGCACCGCATCGATCCACTCGCGCAGCGCCACAACAACTTCTTGAAGGCCTGCGATGCGCTGTAGCAAGGCGGATACGTACTCGTGCGAGTAGAGCATCTGTTGGCGCCGTGGATCGTGATATGGATTTGCAGGGTCGATAATGAACATGTACGCACAACGATGCTTGCTTAGGTCGCGCAGCTCTTCAGCGTCAGTCCACGCCACCGGCTTGCTCAGCTTATTGTCCATTTGCAGCCTCACACACCGCAAAAGCCTCTTGGCACAGGTTGCCAATGCGACCTATTTCCGCGCCCAATGATGCAATGCTATTAACACTGGAATTACGGACGCTGTGATGAATAAGGCCGTTCACAAGCTGGTTAATCGTAGGGTAATAGCCGATAGCCTCGTAACGCTCTTGACCTTCGCTTTTTCCTGTTTTCCCTACCTTCACCGTATTAAGAATGAATTGCAGGTTATCGCTGGTGATAACAAACTCAGAGCCGATTTTAATTTCCATGTTATTTCCTTAATCGTAATTTTGGTTTTCTGGTCTGCGTGCAAATTCTGAATCGCTCAAATCAGCCGCAATAAAATGACCTGCCAGCAACGCCAGCAGGCCGAACAAAATAAAGAACTCCGTCATGCCTTCCCCGCGTAAAGGTGATTTTGCGTCTCGCGGATCTGCTGACAGCTTACGCATGTATCAACGCCGGGAACGGCAGCGCGGCGCGCGGCTGGAATCGGCGCGTCACATTCTTCGCAAACGAAAGCAGAAGGCAGCGCGGAGGATTTGCGGGCGTTGGCGATCTGCGCGTTTAGTACCAGCGCTTGCCGCTCCTGTTCGTAGTCCATCAAGTCGGCCATTAGTGCAGCTCCTGCGCTTGATGCTCGATGGCTTCAGCCTCTTGGCGCAACAGCTCCACAGCCTCGACCGCGGTTAACCCCTCTTGGGTGATGTGGGCCGCCAGCCGAACCAAACGCGCAGCAGCTACCTGTGATTGGTTTTTACGTTCATCAACACGCGCGCTATCTAACAAATCTTGAAACTCATTCGTTAAGGCAGAAACCGCGCGGCAAGTACCAGCGACAACACCACGCTGAAAGGCATTATTTGCCGAGCTGGTTAAAGTTGGAGTAAGAAGCAAAGATTCTTTCATCGTAAATTCCTTATTTCAGGCAAAGCGATGCCCGGCGGGTTAACGCCAGAATTACGCAATGCGGTTAATTAACGTTTAATTCGCAATCATCATCACTGATAAATCGCGGCAAGGTTTTTGATAAATCAATCAGGTCATTCAGCGCCCACACAATTTGTTTACGCTCTGAATAACTCATTTCTGCAAACTTCATTTTTATATGCCGCTCTTTAAGCCCGGCATGAAAACAAACAGTTCTGCGGATATGTTCCGGCGACTTATCAAAAGCCTCTTGCGCCTGATTCCGCTTATGCGGGAACAGCTCACGCTTAATCTGTGAAATGCGCTTAATGCCGATCGCTTTTTGTGTTTCAGTAGCCAACAACATGACAGCCCCAATTAACGACAGAAAAAACGGCGCAGCGGTGAAACTGGCTTAACCGTTGACAGGCCACGCAGTAAGGCCGCCTGATCGTGACGTGGGCGCCAGCGCTTGCCGCCCGGCAGTTCAATGAAACCGTGTTCAAAATGCCGCGATGGACTTTGTTGTTTCAGCAGTGGAGCGATAGAAATAACCACGGTGATCACCTCAGCTTAAACCAGCAACAGCACTCAGCCCGCTGATCACGTCAACGGTGGAGGCCAGAGCCGGGGTGGATTGGATGCGGTTCTGAACGGTCAAGCCGATCAGCGACAAATGGCGGATCGCCGTGTTGACGCTTTCAAGCAGTGCGCTTTTGCGTACCGGCGTTTTGTGGTCGCCCTGCACGGCGGCGGCGGCGATGCTGCCAACTGCGGCCGTGGCCTGCAGTGCATACGTTGGAATATTTCCGGCGCAAGCCTCATTGACAGGCACGGACGGCATGCAGTTGATTTGTGCCAGCAAGGCATCAATCAGGCTGGAATCCTCTGTAGCGTCAGTGATCGCCAGCAGTTCGGCACACGTGAGCTGATGCGGCTGGCCCGGACTCAATTTGTTGCGCAGCGTCTGGGCGTTCATGCCGAGCTGTTTAGCAAGCGCCGTCACATTGTGGCGAGCTGGAAACTGTCGGCAGGCTTCATCGAAGTGCGGATGTTTAGAAATGGCGTAATCAAACATACTTTACCCCTATGAATTCACTTAAAGTGAATCACGCACCGATGACGAGTTGAAAACGTGAATGCCCTAACGCTTTACGCAACTGCTCTTCTTTCCAGCGTGCGTAGTAGATACGGATCGGGCCGCCTGCTTTCTTGCATCCTTTACGGATAACGCGGGGTTCAATAGGTAAACACGGGGTTTCACCAGTACTCCAGCGACGAGCAGTACGAGTAGAAACGCCTTCTAGCTCCGCGAATTCCTTTAACGTCACAATGGGGGAGGCGATTTTGAAGATTGCGATCTCAGAAGCCATAATGCATGATTCCCTATTTGCCAACTTTAACCAGTATTGACCGCCCATTTGCCAATGTAGGCCAATACAGACAATTCACTAACGAGCAATCTAATGAACTTTTTAGCATTGGTCAACATTTGGATTAACTTATGAGTATCAGAGAGACTAGTTTTGAACCTATCAAAATCCTCGAGCGCATCTGCGATGTCTATGGTTTCACGCAGAAAGTTCAGCTAGCCCATCACTTTGATATTTCTGCAAGTTCTCTCCAAAATCGCTATACGAGAGGCACTATCTCTTATGACTATGCAGCTCTCTGCTCCATAGAGACTGGTGCAAGTCTTAAATGGCTTCTTACTGGTGAAGGCTCGAAATTTGAGAATAAAACCACGGAAGAATCCCCACTTGAGATTGAGTTATTCACTCTTGAGGACGGCGAGCTAAGAGAAGATGACCGCTTGAGCATCGATCCTAACTTTTTCCGTAAGAAACCTACTGACGGTATTGCAGTTCGAACCGATGGAAAGCTGCACTTCATAGATAAATCAGCCTCGCTAGCAGATGGGACTTGGCTGGTAGACATTGAGGGGGCAATTAGCATCCGAGAGCTAACCGTATTACCCGGTAAAAAGCTCCATGTGGCTGGCGGGAAGGTTCCGTTTGAGTGCTTAACTGATGAGATCCGCATACTTGGACGTATTGCTGGCATTTACAGCGAGGTTAACTAATGGCTGTCCGTAAGATTCCTGCTGGCGGATGGGTATGCGAGCTATATCCGAATGGGGCTAGGGGTAAGCGGATCAGAAAAAAGTTCGCAACCAAAGGTGAAGCCTTAGCCTTTGAGCAATACACCATACAAAACCCGTGGCAAGAAGAGAAAGAGGATCGGCGCACAGTCAAAGAACTCGTGGACTCATGGTATAGCGCCCACGGCATAACCCTGAAAGATGGGTTAAAACGACAATTATCCATGCATCATGCTTTTAACTGTATGGGGGAACCACTGGCTCGCGATTTCGATGCTCAAATGTTCTCCCGTTACAGGGAAAAAAGGCTGAAAGGTGAATATGCCCGTTCCAACAGAGTGAAAGAGGTTTCCCCTCGCACGCTAAACCTCGAGTTGGCCTATTTTCGGGCCGTATTCAATGAACTAAACCGCCTTGGTGAGTGGAAAGGCGATAATCCGTTAAAAAACATACGCCCTTTTCGTACTGAAGAAATGGAGATGGCCTGGCTCAATAGAGATCAGATTGCCCTCCTGCTGGCTGAATGCCAACGTCACGAGAATACTGATCTCGAAAAGGTTGTAAGAATTTGTCTTGCTACCGGCGCACGCTGGTCAGAAGCCGAAGGGCTCAGAAAAAGCCAGCTGTCAAAATACAAAATCACATATATCAATACTAAAGGCAGGAAAAACCGGACAGTGCCTATCAGTAAAGAGCTGTACGATTCTCTACCTAGCCAGAACAAACCACAGACGGGGCTTTTTACTAGTTGCTATGGGGCGTTCCGAGCCGCCCTAGAAAGAACTGGCATAGAACTTCCCGCGGGCCAGTTAACTCACGTTCTACGGCACACGTTCGCCAGCCACTTCATGATGAATGGAGGTAACATACTGGTACTACAAAGAGTTTTAGGTCATACGGACATAAAAATGACAATGCGTTATGCTCACTTTGCCCCCGACCATTTAGAGGACGCAGTACGGTTAAATCCTCTGGCTACAAATGGCGATAGAATGGCGGTAGAACTGGCACATGATGTCATATGAATGGCCTACATTGGCCCAATATGTCACTGAAAACAAAGGCAATCTATTGATTTTCGGTTGTTTTTGTAGGAACTCATAATCGCTTGGTCGTTGGTTCAAACCCAACAGGGGCCACCAAATTTTTGCTGTTTTCACAGCCTTACAAGCCATCCTGTCCGGGGTGGCTTTTTTGTTTCCCGCCTGCGTGCCACACTTCTCTCTCGGCATTCTCGTTTATTCCGACTCATAAGGGCCCCGCATGATCGTCATCTGCGACCACGACAACCTCGACGCCTGGCTGGCGTTGCGCACCGCGCTGTGGCCGTCCGGCTCGCCTGAAGAGCACCGCGCGGAAATGCGCGAGATATTGGCTTCGCCGCACCACACCGCGTTTATGGCGCGGGGGCTGGACGGCACTTTCGTTGCCTTTGCCGAGGTCGCGCTGCGCTACGATTACGTCAACGGCTGCGAATCGTCGCCGGTGGCGTTTTTGGAAGGAATTTATACCGCCGAACGCGCTCGCCGCCAGGGCTGGGCCGCACGCCTGATCGCGCAGGTGCAGGAGTGGGCGAAGCAGCAGGGGTGCAGCGAGCTGGCGTCGGATACCGATATCGCCAATCTGGACTCCCAGCGCCTGCATGCGGCGCTGGGCTTTGCCGAAACGGAGCGGGTGGTGTTTTACCGCAAAACGCTGGGCTGA